GTTAATAACCTCTGCAACTGCTTTAGGTTCAAATTTGATATCCTCTACAACGAGAACATTCATAACCCTTCTGAAGAATTGTTCAGCCAGTTCCTTCTTCTCTGATTTTGGAACTGTAAAATCCACCACACTACAACGAGAATGTAATGGTGGTATCAAACGATTCTTGTAGTTACAGGTTAGAATGAAGCCACAGTTCTTATGAAACTCCTCAATGAACCCACGCAGCGCAGGCTGTGTTGATTGTGGATTTAGATAGTCTGCCTCATCCAGAATAAGATATTTGCGACCACCATGCAGAGACACAGTGGAAGCAAAGTTCTTAATCTTGGTTCTGAGAACATCAATACCTGACTCTTCAGAACCATTGATGAACATATAAGTCAAACCAAGTTCATCTAGCATGGCTTTAGCAGCAGTTGTTTTACCAACGCCGGGACCGCCAGATAGAATTAGATTCGGTAAATCACCTTTAGAGACAAACTCTAATAGTGTTTCCTTCAGTGCAGTTGGTAACACACATTCCTCAATTGTTTTAGGGCGATATTTCTCTACCCATAAAAAATCATCCATTGTATAAAAATCCTATTCTGTATCATAAATTTTAGTGTAAGATGGTAGAATTATTTGGTCTTCCATTGGATAATCAAGTAAATGAAAATCTGATTTATCTCTAATAGGACCAGAAACCCTATGATGCAAATTAGGCATTTCATCCCACTCCTCTAAATCCCATTGACCATTCACACAAATCACCAAATGAATTCTATCAGCATCTCCCATATTCCAAGCAGAATGTTTCCAGCCTGGATTAAAAAACCAAGTGCTTCCGTCGGCAGTAAAATTTTTAATCTCTGGATTTTCTCCTTTTCTTTGCATACCCATAAAGCTCCAATCATTTGATTGAATTGGTATTTGATATCTTACGCTATAATTGGTATTATAATCCATATGTGGTAATATAAAACCGCCAGGTTTTATTACACAAAAACGAGAACGTGTAAATGGTGATTCAAACATATTTAAAACTTCTTCGATATATGTACCCTTTACCCAATCTGATAGTTTAGTATATTTTTTTTCATTTGTCAAGTCCTTTTCTTCTTCAGAATCACTCTTATCGTCATATTCTGTAACAAGGTATTGATCATAGTTATTACTAGAAACATATTGAGTCCCAAACACAGTGCTTATGTGATCCTTTTCATCCTCAAGATTTTTAATATTATCATTATAAATCTTTAGAATTTTATCCACATCTACCTTAACATGTATCTTTTTAAAATTGGGCAATTCATGTCTATTTTTCATTTCAAAAACCTTTATTAAATTGAAGTCATTTTTGTCAGATTAATAAGATCACTTTGATCTTGCACATCTATGATTAGATGTATTCTTGGAAACTCCGAATTATTCTCTGCCCAATGTTTAAGTCCAGTGTTAAAGAAATATATTTTACCGTCTGCTGGAAAATGAGTATTTCCCTTAATCGTACACATCAAGCATTCTTCATTAGTTAGTAGAGGAACATGAAACCTTGTTATATAAGATGGATCATAATCCACATGTGGGTTTATACTAAACCCCGGGGCCAAGTATGCAAATCTAACTCTTCCTAAAGGGGAATTAAATTTATTCAACACATTTTTAATTTCACCTTCTACTAAAGAATTTTTTACCCCATAATTATATTCATCAGCTTCTGATATGTAATTCTTACTTTTGGGGTCTAATCTTTTGCTTCTTCCAAAAATGTTTGTTTTTTTTGCTGATATATCATTAGATTTTTTACTTACATCAAATTCAGTAAAATATAGTTGTTTATATTTTTCTCCCTGCAAGTAAGCTTCACCTTCCTCTGAAAATTTATCTCTATTAAATTCATTCAATAAAACAAAATCTTTTAATTTAGAAACCTTTTCATATTTTACATTGATATCATCATAAAAAGTTGGGTCTAATAACTTCTCTTTTTCGCAATATTTTAAAAGACTATCTATATCAACTTTAATATGATTAATATAACCAAAGGGTGGAAGCTGCTTTCTATTTAATTGGTTTCCAGTCATGATGGTCCTTATGTTTTCCCTCAAAAGGCGCAAAAATATTCACCCATCGCCTATTAATAGGAGTCTTATTGCTATGTGAAAATAATAGAAAAATTCCAAAACCAAGATAAGAGAACATAACAACAAGTGCAAAATAAGGCAATATGTTTAGAATATACGCAATGCATATGACTGCTAATAATAATTCTATTCTGTGATTGTGGAAAAACATAATTCTAGGATTAAGCAACAAATCCCCAATAAATCTACGAGGTATATTTTTAACTTTCCATAAAGAGAATAGAATAGTATACCAAGAATTATAACTAGGAGAATGTGGGTCTTGATCTGTATCAGAATATTCATGATGCATTCTATGAACACCACACCAAGTTAGTGCTGATCGACCACCGCATATAATTCCACATATTAAAAATAATATTTCAACTAAATTATTAGTTTTAAAACTCTTATGTGAAAAATATGCATGGTAGCCAAAAGAGATACCTACAGATACTAAAAGATAATAAGCTATATAACTAATTCCAAGCATGATTATAATATCCATATAATTATTTATATCTCCGATTTCATAACTCAACCGTAATATGATTCTGGTTCAAGAGCAATAAAATATTCAATGTCAAAATTTGTATTTTTAAAATTACTAATCTTGTTAGAAGACACATTGACATCATATGTTCCAGACATAAGCCTTAGATTCTCAACCTTGAACCAGAACTTGTAATCAACAGCATCTGATTGTTCTTGAAAAATTTCTGCATGATATGCATTAGCAGTATCATTTTTCTTATCAGTAACCCTGAGATTGCCACCTTCCAGAACCATATCAGGCGCACCGATACTTGCAGCTGCCCTATTAATCTCAGATAATTGTTCAGTTGATAGAGTAAAGTTTTTTTCACATTCTGGCATTTCAATAGCCTTAGATACAGTGGTTACCACACTGGGGTCCGAATACCAATATTTTAGTGAGTTGTTAGTCTCACCTTTCATTACCACAAAATTATCTTGAAAATCTAAATCTAGATTTTGAAATAAAGACATACAGGCAAGAAATTCATTCAAGTCATAGATAGCAACATCTTTCTCAAATGTTTCTTCAACTGTAGCTTTAGCCACAATATTCTTCATAGCAGACATTGTGTTCAGTGTTGACCCCATATTAATCATTAGGTTTTGATTAATTGTGGAGTAGTTCTTCAACACAGAAATTGTATTATCACTTAGTTTCATTTTCGCTCTCTTCCATTTCATTAATGTATAACGCTATAATACCATAGTGAATCACTTTTAGCAAGTCCCTTCTGTTCTTTCCATCTTTTTTTCCATACCGTTGAGCATACTTTAATATGTTTCCGATACAGAAACCTTCACCATGACCACCATCTATGATGAACTCTGTAGCTTGAAACTTGTTCTTGCTGTAGTGTTCATCATAGGTGGAGTCGATATACTCTCTCAATTCATCAAGAGCATGTCCTTCATTATATTTGTAGTCCAGCACTAAGTTACCTCTTTCTCAAAGAAACCATCTTCTTTAGCTTTTTCTAAAACTGCTTTCTCTTTTTTACGCCGGTCTTGCATATCATAAAATTCTTTCTTTTGTTCTTCAGAACGTCCCATCAAAATCTGTTCATCAGAATCATACACATTCCAATTCATAGCAATAGACAATCTTTCGCCTTCACCAAAAAATGGATAGACTTGGTGGTGTAACCAGTTAGGAAAAATCCACATCTGACCAACAGTAGGTTTAAACCATTCCTCACCAACAGGCTTTAGGGTTGCTGTATCTTGGTTGCTGGTAACGTCCCAAATACATTGAGTCCATCCATCAACAACACCACTGGCATGATTTAAACTTGGAATTCTTGGTGCGTCTGATGGTATATTAGAAGTCCATTCTTTCCACTTATCTTCAATAGATTGGGGGTTACTTAACCACATAAACCCAGACAGTCCTGCTAGGGTGTTGCACCCATGAGTATGATAAGGGTTATAGTCTCCAGCATATGCGTGATTAGTCCAAACCTCAAAGCAATCTGATCTTGATAATCTGCCCACCATGTCAGTGAGATACTTATCACCAACACCATTCATAACCTTTTTCCACATCTTACCAACATCAGTAGTAAGATCAATGTCTATCTGTTTTGATTTTTCATTATTGTGAAGTTGACCAATAAGCTTATTGCCAGCATCTTTTCCTGTATTTCTAAGTCTTTCAACTTCTTCTATAAGTTCATTAACAATGTCTTGTCCAAAAGTCACTTTACCTAAAATTACAGCAGGCTTAACATGTTTTTCCATTTCAATCATTCAAATATACCTTTCATCATACTATAATCATAAAGGAATGGGGGGGTTTTGTCAACCCCCCCTTCCAATTATTTCACCTCAATAATACGAGGCTTCTTTTCTTCTGGAATAATACGCTCAAGTTCAATAGT